AGGTAACATGGAATGCCGTACAAGGCCAATTGATTGAATTTCTTGAAGTCATCAAGAAACAAAGAGGTTTATATAGTTACTCTGTAGCAGTTGGTGCAACAGACTATGAACGAAGAACAAAGACTTTTCATGTTGACGTAATTCTTGAACCAACAAGAGTTGCAGAAAAAATTGAACTTAATTTCTTCATTCAATAATTATTTTGTGGGGGGTTTCGGCCCCCCACATATTAACTAAATCTTTCCATCAACTCCCGCGTCTCTTCCGCATAAGATTCAGCTCTTACAACGTTACCAACAATTTCTGAAACCCATTCTTTATTATTTATAAAATTGAAAAGATTAATAAAAACAAATGATGCAAATGACTCATGTTGGTCTGGTACACCAAAATCTTGTTCATACTTTGATATTGGTATTTTTCTGATTTCTAATAATAAACCAAGATCACGAATTATGTTTATATAAGAATTACAAACCGCTGAACCAACCCTTTTTAAACCAACGTTTAATGCAAATGGTGTTGATTCTATCATTCCATGTAACTGCCTAATACTATCTGGGTCGATTGTATATGCGCCCTCATCAGCATTCGCATTTGACAGTGATTTAAAATACCCCATAGATTCACCGGGTGAGAGATAAAGATTAATATCAAGACCTTTTGGAACAGCCAGTAATGCAATTGTTATCATATTTGCCCCTTTCGTAATTGATGAAAAAAATAAACATTTTGGTTTCATTGATTAATATATATAGTTCCAAAGGCTTCAGGTATTGAGAACAAAATATTAAAAGAGTGGAAAGTACATGAATCTAAAACGCTATCTTGAAAAACTTCAAGCCGATGAGTCAATCTTTCCGATGGACTCTTTTGATGGGCCTAAAGGTGGCCCTTATGATACAGACGAATATCCAGATAGAAATAGAAAGCCGAAAAAACTAATCAGAACGTTGTATTCAGAACAAAAAGCTTATTTAAGAAGAGTTATGGTTGATCTAGATCGAACCATTCATAAATATTCTAAAAGTTGGCACAATGGTTCAATTTACGACCCACCGTTTGAAGGGGCGAAAGAAACGTTGGAGTGGTTGAAAAGTTTGGGGTTTGAAATTGTAATATTTACATCTAGAGCCTCAGCAGAAAACGCTCGTGAAATGGGTGATCAGGACGTTAAAAAGCAAATTGCAATGGTTGAAGCGTGGCTTAACAAATATGATATACCTTATGATAGAATTACGGCAGAGAAACTAGCGGCTCTATTCTATATAGACGATAGAGCTATACATATCCCCAATGGGGATTGGGATTACGTCAAAAGTATTATTGAGAAACGTTTATCAAGCTCACCTTTTTGAGCTAATTGGAGGAATAGAAAAAATGGCATTGAAAACATCATTCGCTGAATTGGGCCAAAACATTGTAACAAGACGTTTTGGTGGTACTACTGTTGGTGTTGCCGATCCTTATGTAACTGGTTATCATTTTATTTGGTTCGACAAATTACCTCCGGGATTACCTTCCTACACATCAACGGGAATCAGTGGTTTATCATCTGTTTCAGAAATTCAGAACGTCTTGGCTGCTTCCTGTTTATCAGTAACACCTCCTGGTGGTACATTAAATAAAATTGAATTCACAGGGCTTGGCGGAGTAAAATGGGCAGTACCGGGTAACATCGATTACGGAAATGCTGTATCCGTTAAATTTCTTGAATTCAACAAAACCCCAATTCTTGATATTATGCATGGTTGGGTCAAGTTAATTCGTGACTACAGAACTGGTGTCACCGATCTTGAAGACGGTGAACAAGGTGGTGGTTATTCTAAATCATCTTATGCAGGTCTATTGTATTACTGGACAACTGCACCGGATGCAAAAACTGTAGAATATTATGCCTGTTATGACGGTGTATTTCCTACAAAGGACCCACAAGATTTGTTCACAAGCGACGTTGAAACAGTTGCTCGTCTTGATGTCGAAATAGAATTTAACTGCGACTATGTATGGCACGAGCCTTGGGTAAAAACAAAAGCTGAGACATTTGTATCTGCTTATGCTGATGCTCTTGATATTGTTAAGGGATATGGTCAACAACAAGCAGGTGGTTAATTAAGAAGGAGTTAATTATGAATAAAAAAGCACTTCAAATAGTAGCATATTCAAAACTCCTCGAACTCGATGAAGGCAGTATGCGTAAGTATGCTGCCTTTATTGATGAAGCAAGCGAGGCCGAATTGAAAATGTTTATAATGGACGGAGAAATTTTTTCTGTTGATAGAATAACTGAACAAATAGTGAATGATAGATTTAACAATTTTATTCATGTTACAGAACTAAAGACAGCTTTGAAAGTGGGTGCCGTTCTTGCAGCTTTGGTTGGGGCGAAAAGGCTTCTTCAGAAAAAAGTACAAGCAGCCAGCTATGCGTGTGATGATTACACAGGCATGGAAAAGAAATTGTGTATGGCCAGGATGAAAAATAAAGCATTCGAGGAGCAGTTAGGTAGAATAAACTCTATGGCTGGAAAATGTGATCAGACACAAAATCCAGAACAATGTCGTAGGTTGATGGATGCCGCGAAAGCCAGCGTTCAACATAAAATAGAACAGAATAAAGCTCAAATGTCGGCAAAGGATATTGAGCCGTATATGCAAAAATAAGAAAAATTATTCGATTTGAATAGAAAGGAGATCAAAAATGGTATTCAAAGGTTTTAATATCAAATATCCAGAGTACGAGGTTATAACACCTCAGACAAAGAAATCTTTTACTGTGCGTTCAATGAATGTTGCAGAAGAAGAACGTCTAAAAGGAAGTTTGCTTACACCGATCAAAATCGCAGAGCATTTAAATAAGTGTCTTTTTGATTCGACAGTAAAAAGGCCAGAGGGCATTCAAACATTTGATGCTTTCCTGAAAAATATTACACTTAAAGACAGAGATGCTCTTCTTTATGGGCTTTATCACATAACCTATGAAGAAATAAGAAATTATCAAGTTTCATGTAATGACTGTAACAACAATTTTCCGGTGACAATTCACGCATCAAAAACTTTTAATGCAAACGCATACCCCGGAGATGATATTCTTTCCAAAAAGATAAGAGTAGAATTGCCTGTGTCAAAGGGTGTCTTTGCAACGATTAAGCAGCCAACACTTTTTGATGAAATGTCATTGTATAGAGAACTGGGATCTAGGCCTGGATCTACAATCGAAACTTTAACAGAAATTTTGATGATCGTAAATTTTGAACAAGACGTAGAGGCAAGTAAAGAACCTATTATATATAAAGAGAAGAATGACATTTTTGACGCTTTTATGCAATTACCAGCAAGAGACAAAAGAAAAATATTCAGAGCCTATACAGATAATTTTGGTGTTTACGGTATTGATTTAAAAATGAAAACTGTATGCCCTAAATGTGGTGCCGAGGACGTTAAAACCATAGATTTGGTGGAAAACTTTTTTCGGTCATTGTACTCAACCGGAGGAGATTGACAAGTATAGAAAAGCTCTTTATGAAGATGTCTTTGCTTGCATGGAAGTGTCTAAACAATCTTGGGTTGAGTCAGTTTCAATGCCGTTACCTGTCTTTCAGAAATATCTGAAGTGGAAATCTGATCTTTTGGAAGAACAAAAGAAACAGATCGAAGAAGAGCAAGACAAAATTAGAGTCAGAGCGAGAGGCAAATAATGGCAAATCTTTTAACTAGATTTAAAAAGAGTGTAGTTGGTGCCTCTGGAAGGATTGCAGATTATACAGCGAAGATTATTTCAAGTGGTGATTTCAGAAGAATCAAAGATTTAGAAGTGATAATCAATTCTTGGAATAATATATTATTGACACCCAGAGGAAGCTATATATTTGACCCAGAGTATGGTAGTGAAATTTATAAGCTCGTCTTTGATCCCGCCGATGCACGAACAATAGAAAATATTCAAAGAGAAGTGGAGAATTCATTAGTAAGATACGATGACCGGGCTGTTGTTAACGATGTTTCAATAACTTACCTAAGAAATTATAAAGGTTTCAATGTTGCAATAAAATTTGAATATAAAGGCGCTGAGGGTGAAGTTGAGGTTGCTTTTGATAAAGATAATTACCTTAGATTTTTGGAAAGTGTTGATTAAGGAGATTTAAATGGCCAACGAAGATTTTAAAGCTCTGATTGAGATATTAAAAGATGAGCTGGTCGAATTTGCATATCATAATGATTTTATAAAAGAAAAATTAAATGAACAGGAACATGTAGAATTGTTAGATTCCATCAGTGATTTTAGCGACCAAGAAATTCTAAGCATTTTTTTGGGTGAAGCAACAGAAAATATCAGAGATTTCCAAAGCAAATTCGGCAAATTTCTAAGGTATAGTTTGGCCTTGATAGCTTCTGGCGCTTTGGTTGGCGCTCCCCTTTTAGGCCCTCTTCTATATTTTCTCTATCGCAAAGCAATGGACCCATGTACAAAAACGTGCGATGCAAGATTTAGTATGAGAGGCCCGGCTGGTAAGAAATGTAAATACTTCTGCCAGATGAGAGCTATTTTAGATACAATCAGAAAGTTAAAAGGCGATTTACCAGAATGCTCTAGGCAGAAAAAGAGAAAGAAATGTGAAAATAGAATAAAGAAGGCTATCCTTAAATGGGAAAAGAAATACGCGGATGCGAAAACAAATTTTGAAAAAGCAGATGAAAAAATGCGTGAGAGAAGAAGAAAAAAATTCGGTTATGAAGAATCAGTACGTTTAAAAAAACTCTCTGAACAAGACTACGATAAGGCAGAGCCTGGAGAAGCACTAATAAAACCGTCAGAACCTAATCCAAGAATAGATAGAATTGTTAGAGTGGCTTTGGTTGGAGGTCTTTTTGCTGTTCCGATACCTCTTATTTCCGTTGCAGCAAATGAGATAACCAAGAGATTTGATTTTACATGTATGCGGAGATGTTTTGCCAAACCAAACGTAAACAAAAAATTCTGTTATCACCAATGTCGTTATTATGGAAGACAGAATGCAGTTAGGTTATTAAATAAAGGGCTTGCAGGATGTTCAAAGGCTGCCAATCCACCAAAATGTAGGCATAAAATGTTGACGCTTTTAAAAGATTGGAGAAAACGGGAGATTCAGTCGAGATATACATATCAAAAAGAGCTTGATAAACAGAGAGCTAAATTAACAAGGGATTAACATGTATCTTCAAAAATATTCAAGGCTTTATGATTATATACAAGAATATCAACAATTGGTCTATGAGATTTATGCGAGTCACGCAATCGCATTTCTTGTTACATATTATAATGTTGATATTCGACAGACGATATGGGATGACGAAAAAGTGTATGGTGGTTTTTATGAAGAGGTCGGGCAACTTAGTGGAGTTAGATGGAGAAAAATTCTAACATTGCCTGTTTATTACATCGAGGAAATTCAGACACCATTCGATGGCCAAGACATCGGTTACGTTAAAGATAACGTAACAAACTTTGTAATACCAAGCACATATGGCTTTGTGCCTTACGCTCATGACATTATTCACTTTGACCAATCTTATCTTAGACCACGAAACAACATTTACCCAGTTTTTCATGTCAATGGCATTGAACCTTCTGTTAATACAGACAGAAGATTTTGGAAATTAAAAGTTGAAACAATGCAGAGTAGAACAACACCAGAATTTGATAATCAAACAGTTGATGTTTTTGCATTTTCGGAATATGATAAAAAAATACACACATTAGAAGACGCTCAGTTTCTTACTAGGTTACTATATAAACATGAAGAAATTAGAAATTCTCAAAAAGGGCGCTTTGATGATAATTCGGGGTTCTATTTTTCGTAAGGGGATATTATGACTGATACACTGTCTAGCCAGATTTATCTATCAAGAGATTCTATTCGAAGACAAATAAGTGACTTAGTTAAAGAATATTTAGAACTAGAAAATGTAGACCTTACGAAATCATCATTTTTGAGTTTTCTAATTGACGCAATATCTGCACTTACAAGCAACTTATTGTTCTACCAGATATCAACTTACAGAGAATTCTTTTTAACAACAGCACAATTACCAGAATCTATTTTAAATCTATCTTCTTTTCTTGGTTATAACACTTCAGAAGCTAGTTATTCAACAGTTAATGTTCTTTTTACTATTCCTTTAACATTTACAGACCCATCAGTTGAAATAAGTATACCAGAAGGGTTTACTGTTAAATCTGATAGCGGGATAGAATTTATTACATACTATGACGTTGATATTGAAATAAGCAACAACGCCAGTGCTAGGATTACATTACAGGAAGGTAACAAAACTTATATTCTTCCAGTTTCAATAGACGATGATGGTCTAAGTTTTCTCTTACCAATGCGACAGATAAAAATAGTTGTTCAAGAATTTCAAATTGATGAAGATGTTAGAGAATTTCAATTCGTTACTTTAGATGTTCCTGTTGACGGCCAAGTAGCGACAATTCAAGTTGAATTAAGAGATCCTGGTTCAAGTGCTTTTACCCTCTGGACTGAATTCAATAGTTTATATTTGATGACCGACTCTGATCTTGGTTATGTTTCTAGAAGAACCGATGAAGGTCGTAGATTATTCTTTGGAAATGGTTTAATTGGTGTTCAACCAACACCCGGTGCAACAGTAAGAGTTACAACAGGTGTGACCGAGGGCGCAGACGGAAATGTTATTGCAGGTTCTATAAAAACCGGAGACCGACTTTATACAGAAACGACCGGGGGGGTTGTTCAGGTAGTAAACTATGAAGTTGTAAACGCGTCTCCGGCCCTTGGCGGAGCTGATGAAGAGTCTTTAGAAGAGATTAGAGCAAACTCTATAGCCTCTTTAACGGCTCTCAATCGTCTTGTGAGTGAAAGCGATTATCAAAATATTGATGTTATTATACCTGAATCTTCATTTGCGGCTAATTCACTCCCTGTTCTAAAAAGGTCAGATATAAAGGTCAACGAAATTCAACTTTTCACTACTCAACTTTTTGGGGCATCTTCTGAAAACGTAGAAAATATTGTTCCGACTAGAAACGTAACCTATACAGTTCCTGACACTACAACGCTAATACCAAGAGGAACGGTAATAACTGAGGGTGATTTTCAATATTATACATTGTTTGATTTGGAATTAGATAATTTAAATTCTGCTGCCAATTATGAGTATGTCCTTCTCGAACTCAACGTTTCACCCGCACTTCAAACTTCTTATGTTGACGATTATGATCTTGTAGCCACACTCGTGGAAGTTGAAAAGAGTGGAAATGATGCAGTTTTCAAATTACAATACCAATCGAGTGAACCAGACGCAGATTTAACTCAATGTGAATTAAGATTAACACAATCTGGTTCTGTAAAACCGATGATTAATGATGCTACAGCCGGGTACTTTATTTATACATTTTCGCCTTATACAAATTTTCCATCTGGCGAACAGGATATTATATTCAGACTTAAAAAATCTGACAGTTCTTTGGTTGCCGATTATAATGCTAAGGTGACCTTCAGGCAAGATTTGAGTAGTTTCATGATATCTAATACGGCAATAGATGGAACTGCTTCTATCAAGATTTATGATATACCCGTTGTTGAAAAAGAATACTACGATTCGGTTGTTAAAAGAGATTTCGAGGCAGCGGTTCTTCAAACGCTTGTGTCTTCTCTCGACCTCTCTAGCCGAAGAATGTTAACCGATTTCACAAACGTCAAGTTTACTAATACGGTTGGTAATCTACAGAATATGAAGCTGAATAACACAACCAGAGCCGGTGTTCTTGATATAGTTGAAACCCTACCAACGGTTTGTGCAGAGTCTGGTGCAAGGTATATTTATATTGGCAATGATGACAATAAAAATTCAATCGCAACTTGTATTGATGCAACTGCTGGTGTGTTTGTATTTTCTCCACCAAACGCTAATACGATAGTTTACGTGACAAGTCAAAACGAAAAGTACATATTTTCGGCGAACGGGTGGATACCAATACCAGAATATGAAATGCCACTAAAGGTTTCGATAGAGGTATTCAGAAGTGACGATTATGCCGGGACATTAACTGAATTGTCTGACAGTGTTAGAGAGACAGTGTTTGAAGCATTTAAAAGTAGATTCGGGGCTAATATAGAATTATATCGTTCGGAAATAATAGACGTTGTACAAGAAATAGATGGTGTTGATCATTGTAGACTGATTGAACCTGAAACCGGCATATTTTTTGATTTTGATTTGATAGATTTAACAGAAGAAGAATTGCTTGAGTACGGACCTGAGTATGTTTATTTCACAGAAAATGATATAACGGTAACTATTATATAATGGAAGAATTACTTAAAAAAGCAAAATTTAATAACCCAAAAATAAAAGCAGTTGTGGCTAGAGCGGTCGCAAAAAATTTAAGCGAACTTTCGAAGCCGTGTTTTTACCCCGATGTCAAAAAACATTTTTACGAGTTTTTAACCTATACAGGTCTAACTGAAGATGATATTAGGGCATTTACAAAAAGAAGATGGGTTGGAAGGAAGGAAGCAAAATTTTCTATTCAGTCTGATCATATATCGAATTTTTATATTTTTATGATGCAATATTATTTGACAAAGAATAGAGATCAGAAAACGTATCAATATTTTATGATTTTCTATATGATAAGACAGTATGCGAATTTGATGTGGAAGCACTTTCCAAGATACTGTAAACCGGAACATTTTAATTACGCACTTGAACATTTAACAAAAACTCACTTATTCGCCAGAGAAAAAACAATAGCAAATGCGCTTTACTTTTTAGCCAATGCAATGGTTAGAATATGGACAAATGGAATAAAGACAAATAATCTTGACCAGATATCTAGATTTATGCAAGATAGCCGAACGCGAATTTCTCAAAGTCTAAAGAGTTTTGCCTCTGCTTATTATAAGGCTGAAAAGGAAGGCGCGGGTATAGCAACAGTAGAGAAACCATCAGATGATGAAGAAACTTATGAATATGAAATTAAAGAAAAACCAACAACTTTAATATATAAGACGATTGAAAAAATGACGGTATATAAAGTTATTGATAGGAAAGCTGTTGAAGATGCGAGAAAGCTATCGAAGATAAATGCTGTGTTTGCTGATATAATTGTTAAATCTTTGAATAATGTTAAATTTACAGATAATATGAGAATTGTGTATCAATTGTTTATAAAAGACCTTCCAAATGTTAAAACCCTTTGTGGCCCCAATTTTATAAAATATGTTAGGTCGCTTATGTCTATAAAAAGAACATCTGCAAAAATATATTTTAAACAACAAATTGAAATTCTTCTGTTAGGGGTTCTAAAAGAGTCAAAGGAAATAGCTAGATATGATCGACTAACATCTCAGACCAAATTCCTCATAAATCTATTCTTGGCATTTTACATTACGATGTATATGCGAAATTCTGTCTGTTAAACGTTTATAAACCCTAAATCTCCCAATAGGCTGGTTAATCTTTGTGAGACTGTGGCTCTTTGTGGTTCTACTCTTGTCAATTCAGATGCGGTCGCAGTTGTGGTAGCTCCTGCTTGTCTAACTGCCGCCGCGTCATTCGTAAACTGTGGTGTCCTTTCATCGGTTTGTTGTTCAATAGTTATTAGTTGAGCCTCTGGGCTACCCGCCGCACTTGCAGATTCCTGACGCATTGCTCTTCTTGAATAGTGTGTTCCCTCTTGTCTCAATTGAGTTATGTAATTTTTAACAGTTGGCCTCTTTTGAAGGTTTGTGTCACCTTCTTCTGCCACAAAACTATTAAACAGGCTTGTAAAATCAATGCGAACGTCAACCATAGCCAATCTTTGATTAAACGCAATTTGTTGCTGGTCTCCACCCTTAATTACACTTATGCTGGTGATAACACCAGGATCGAGAAACCATATACCCGGAGATTTTATTTTGTGGAAAAATGGCCAGTTGTAGAAATATCCATCTGTTGTTCTCGGAATACCAAGACAAAGTATAACTGCAAGAGGCCCGAGTATATATCTTTCCATTGCTTCTGTATTAGCAGGATTCGGATTATATAACCTAACCGTTATACTATACTGTGGTTGATAGCCGCTGTTTCTCCATATTTGAGGAAAATCTAATCGGTGGTTAGCTAGAAGTTTATTCAATCCAGTGGCACCACCGCCAATAATACTTGCTAATCCCCCGCCTCCCTTTGCTCTTTCAGCCATCTGTTCTACAGTCAATGCACCTTTAGCCCCAATTTCACCAATGCCTGTTAGACCTTTTCCTATGAATCCACCGGCGCTTTCCCCAGCGGCTGTAAGCATCTCAGCCAATTTTTTAACACCCTTCGTTGCTGTTTCAGAGCCTGTTATTTGCATAATCTGACCAAGATTTTCAGCAACAACGTCAGTACTTTTTTGTAGAAAAGTTTCACCGTAGTCATTTGTAAAATTGTCTGTTGGAAAATTATCGGCTATATAAGCTAGTTTAATTGGGTGATCTATTGTAAAACCACATTGGTTTAAAACTTTATCATATTCCGTTGTTGCGGGGTTTATTTCAAAAAGAGAAACTCCGCGAGAGAAGTCGGGTTTGCCCGGCGTTATCTCTAATACAGGCATACTGTTAAGTATCATAGTGTCACTTACATGTGATCGTGGTGGTAAGCCTATGATACCTTCAAAAGGATCTATTTTTAAAGCCATATTGATCTCCTTAATTTATGTTGCTCGAAGCAACATCGGCAACAAAATTATTACCAGAAGAAAAGCCAGTTCCAGGCCCCGAACCTCCACCCAACTGACTTGCAATGGTTGCCAACGATTGAACAGAACTAGAAACGGCATTATTTGTTGTTACTGCTGTTTGATTAACGATTGTTTGTTGCTTGTCCATTCCTTCTTTTACTGCTTTATTGAGTCCAGCCGCTGCTTCGGCTGTGGCCATAGCAGGTGCCAATTGAATGCCCATTTCATCTGCTAAAATTCGTTGTGTATTAGTTGCTCTATCTACCGGAACTTCTTTAAGAGCATCTGCAAAAGCAGCTCGTGCCTCTGGATCTGCAAGAATTTTCTTTCTCAGTTGTGCTTCAGAAAGACCGAAAAAACCTCCATGTTTTTCTTGCATTTTTTCTTCTAATTGTTCATATTTGGTTTGTTCTCTAAAATATTTTCCAATACCCGGTATTGTTCCCAGCTTTTCTCTCATCCAACCGAAATACTTTTCTAAAAGATTTCCAATTAATTTTCCAAGCCAATATGCAGGGTTAAGCTTCAGCAAATTTTTGGCAACAATCTTGATAACTCCCATTATTCCTTCTTTTTTATATTTTTCTTTAATCGCCTTCCACGCTCTTTTGATTAAACCACCAGCCCAAGTAAATGGCATTTTGATGAATTTCCATGCAGCTTTAGCAAATTTCTTTATAGCTCCACCCATTGCATCCAGACCCTTGGCTATATTTTTGCCTCCAACAAATCCCATAATACCGCCAGCTATAGCACCTACCGCACCACCAATTGCAGTACCTATACCAGGAACTATTGAACCGATTGTGGCACCGATTGTGGCACCTTTCAAAGCACCAGACGCAGCACCACCCCAACCTTTTCCTGTTCCGCCCAAAGCTCCCCCGATTCCAGCCGCAGTTTTAGATGTTCCCCACTCATCTGCCTTCATTGCTCCAGTTACAGCGCCATAAGCCAGCATACCAGCACCGGCAGCAACACCCAATCCACGACCTGCCATAGTTCCAACGCCACGAAGCACTTGGCCTTTGGCAAACATACCGCCAACACCTCTACCAATCGTGCCACCGAACATTTTAAAAGGAGCCATGCCTAGGGCGAGTGCAATTCTGCCAAGACCAATACCAACTGTAAGAAAACCACTCATCAGCTTAGAGCCGATAAAGGATAGACCACTCATTAACATGCTCACACCCCACATGAAAATATCAGAAATTTTCTTGGCCATCATTTTCATGTTTAGCTTTCTTAATAATCTTGATGAGCGTTTTGTATATTTAGCGGCTGTCTTAGACGCTTTAGCACCAGCCTCTGCTGCCTTTTTCTGGCCTTTTGCTATTGTCTCTTGTCTCTTTTCTGAATCAGATATTTTGCTAAGCACTTTATTCGCTTTTTCCGATGCCTGATTTCTAACTTTATTCAATGCCTTATTTTCTTGAAAGACTTTGGCGAATCTCCCAAACGACCTCTCAATTCTTTCATATGATTTCTTTTTAGATTCACTCATCACAATATCTTTCGTGCCTTTGATAACTTCATCTAACTTTTCGGTTGTCTTTTTGGCCGCTTCACCACTTTCAATAGATTCTTTAACTGAGTCAAATTTATTTTTAGTAACTTCGGTCAATTCATTTATTTTATCAGTCGATTTTTTAACCGCCTCATTTTTTTCAACCGCCCCCTTCACACCTGACATAATATTCTGAGTTTTTTCAGAAGATTTTTCATAAAGTTCTTGGGTTTTGTTTAGCGCAGACCCAAGTGTTTTGTTTTCGCTTGCCGCTTCGTTTATTGCTGCAACAATTGTGTTTTTCTGTCTTTCTTCTTTTTTCTGTTCTTCAACCTTTCTCATACCAAATGGAAGCTCCATTTGCTCAGGTTCTGCTGCTTCCTTTGCTCTTTTCTTTTGAAGTTCAACAAATTCCTTACCGCCTATTATTCTTCCTAGAATTCCACCAAGCATTCCTGTTGGTTCAACCTGAGAAGCGAATTCACCAAGTTTCCCACGGCTTGTGATACCAATTTCTTTTGCGGCACTAAACAGTTTCTTTGGATTTAATATATCACCAAGTCCTGTTATACCAGCTTCTTTCATTTTTTCTACATCAAGACCTTCCTCACCACCAACAATCCAGCTTAGAAGCCCACTTAGAGAGGCTCTTTCTTCTAATTTTTCTTTCTTTCGTTTGCCTGTTAGAAAGTCTTTTATTTCTTCATATCTGGTTTTTGCCCCTGTTACATCAGTTATCTCTTCTACCTTTTTTCTTCCACCAGATGCGTACTCAAGATGTTCTTGCCCAATCTTGATCAAGGTATCCATCTTTGGCATCAATGTGCCATAGAAAAGAATAATCAAGTCAGAAAGTCGATCAAAAACATTTTTTGATCTTGCTGCTCTTTGCGCCCTTGCACGGTACTTTCCATATACACCGAATAGATATCTTATAGGACTTCGAATAGCGCTTCGCATAAGATTTGCAAAGGTAACCATTTTCATTAGAGTTGGGTGTTGGGTAAGAGTTCTCTCAATTGCCTCTTGCCATGTATTTGTAGCACCTAATATTCCAGTTCTTAACTGTCTCATTTCATTCACAAGCTGTTCATGCCAAGGGGCTTCCATCTGTTCTTGCTGAATAGCTGCCACGTTATCTTGAAAATCTTCGTATATACCCATTATTTTTTCATAGAAACCTTTTCTCTCTTCCCTTTTCATTTCACCGGCTTCTGTAGCCACCTGAATAACCTTCTGATACGGCATTACAACTTCAGCGGGGTGAACTTCGGCCACACCCTTTCTTCCAACAACACCACCTTTTTGAAGTTCAGGCACACCTTCGAGTTTCAATTTTATATCAGAAAGGTCCTCTGAAATAGCAGACATTTCAGGACCTTCTTTTTCTTTTCTTTTGAACAGTCTTCCAACGCCAGATAGACCAGATGAAATGGCTCCTGTCACTTTTGATTTTATCTTACCAGCAGCCTCTTTGAATACATCGGTTTCCATGAATTTTGCTGCAAAATGGCCAAAGAGCGGGGATGCGGAGGCCAACGCCATTGTTATGGTGTTTTGTTTATTCAATGCTACGTCTTCACTAATAGCTTTTCCGTATTGTTTAATAGCATTGGTAGTTGTTTCCATTGTGCCTTTTGTCACATTGGCAATACCTCTACTGAAATGCCCAATTGCATTTCCAAGAGACCCAACCACACCCTTCATTTCTCGTGATAGCTGAGCGTCTGTTATGTCAGCTTGACCAAGCATCTTTGCTGCTTCTTTTTGTTTTTTGGCTATAGATGAAATTTCTTCATCCATATTCTTAGTTTTTTCCGCAGCAATATCTTGTGCTTTTGTCATTTCTCTTATTAAACTGTTGATTCTTTGCGTATCGAACTCTCTACCAGTTTCTGCTGCTTCTATGAGTTCGTTTGTGGCGGGGTTAAAATCTCTATCATCTGGCATTTATTGATCTCCTTACATCGCCTTTATTACAGACAATGGTTTTTTGAAAGACGTGTCTTCAGAGTATATAGCGATAACTTCGGAAGGATAGATAAGTTCTTGTATACAAATAGTTGATACATTTCTCATCCCAAACGCTTCTCTGTAAGCCCCGTACAGCGGACCTAAAATTGCTCTCAATTGGCTTCTAGCTTGTAAAAACTTTTCAGTGCCTTGCATATATATTCTGATTGCAACCAAATATAAATTTCTTAACCGATCAAATTGTTCAGAACTTATTGTGGTATATGGTGCGAGTTTTCCCAGTTGATTATAATAATCTCTGACTGTTGGGGATTTTCCCTCAAAACTCGATCTTTCGACTTTAAAGAATAGCCACTTAACCATTTCTTGAATTAATTTTTTATCAATTTTATCATTTAGCGAAAATATGGTTTTCCATACTACATTATAATATTCGATTAGTTCTGATTCAAAAACTCTGAACCACCCTGCGGTTTTCCAATCTGCGATTAAATGCATTAATTCATGAACAGTCAATAGAGCCAAGAAATTGTTAGAAACGTACCCTAATATATTGACATTGTTTTGAATTGCTAAATATATTTTTTTCGTTGAAAACGCATAAAATCCCATAATACTTTGCATACCAGTTGGGGCAAAGATTTTCCAAAGGCTATAACCTATAAGACCTTTTGTAAAGAAACACGGCACGATGGTTTGTTTTTTCATTAATTCAATTAGTTTTGGCGCAACAGGTTTGGTTCTTCCACTTTTTCCGAAAGCGATACCCACCTTTTCATTTAACTTGTCTGAACCATAAAGCGGCTGACCATCTATTTTAACAACTTCTCTCAATCCAATTGGTAATGTGAACACCTCATTTATCAGGTCTTCATCGAACCTCTGGTCGATCATTTTTAATTACTCCTTATTATAAAATTTCATAACGTCTATAAACCCGTTCATTTCTCCCAAATTTTGTTTTACCTGTTTAATGATACCTTCACTTGTTACTTCGCCCATTCTATTATCTGTATTATAGTTTACTACATCTAACATTTCACTCATCAAATTTTCTTGTTGCATAATGTTGAGCATAACGGGTGGGTCGTATTTTCTTACGAACATACAACACGCAGTTGATAGTGCCAAGTCGTCGTAACAATTTGAGTCGGCTTCTACCCTTCCATTTGGTTTAGTTACAAGACCTGTCAATTCTAAGGCCAATCTTTCAGACTTTACTATTTCTGGAAATTGTGTGATATGAGAATATAGAGCATCTATCATTAACGGTCTGGTTTTTGTATTTGTTGATAACCCCGGATACATAGTCTGTTTACCACGTTTTTCTTGATAAACCATATGTGAAAATTCACTATGATAAATCTGCTCAACCACTTGATTTCCATATGAATTTGACTCTATTACAACAACACCGGGGTATTGGGCAATTGCTACTTTTACAACTTTCACAAAATCTAGCACTTTACACTTTCCACGATATTCCCAAACCTGTTCCATCGTTTCATAGTCCCATATCGTTATTGCTGATTTGTCGTCACCATGCTCGGGCGCAGTATCAACACCAGTTATATAATAACGATTAGGTGAGGGGTTTGCCCATTTCCATATTTCCCCGTTGTACAGTCTTATCTTTTCAACTGGCGGTATAACTGAGTTTTGTACTTTTTCAACCGTGTCAGCTTCAAAGAATGATCCTTCAGCCGGTAAGAATTTTAATTCAAGCTCTTGTGCAATACGTTTTGGGTCATTATCGAAAAGTAGACATTGTGTTTTATACCAATCTGGATCATTGGCCAGTTCTGGTATCATTTTCCAATGAATCACGAATGGCTTGAAGATGTCGTCGTTTGACAAAGCCCTCTGATACCTTTCGAAATACCACTGACCAGTTCCAACTGTTTTATTTGGTGTTGATAGAATAACGGTCCCATAAGGTACACCGGCTTTTTTAGCTTGCATTTGATTGGTTGATAGAGCTGGAACCATTGAAGTCCACGCCGTATCAATATGGTCAACGAATGCTGCTTCGTCGATAACCAGTAGTGTAATTGCTTTACCACGAAGTGTTTTATCTGGTGCATTTGGGTTAACTGGTTCGGCATATACTTTAGAACCATTCGTCAAGATAAACGATTGTTCGGTTCTTTTTGCAAATCCCCTACCCAGCATACCCTTCGGTGGTTTCATCCAGTCTGGGAGCTTCTCAACCATTCCACGAATCGTTCTGGCGAAATGTGTAGCTTCTTTACCATTCTTGGAGATAATACCAATAACGGCATTTGCATAAAATACAGCCAACCACGCAGCATATGCTTGTATAATTGTCGATATACCAATTTGCCGACTCTTTAACACCAAGACGAATTTGAATTTTTCAACCATTCGTATTAGTTCTTTTTGTTTCTGATAAGGGTTGAGTATTATATCTCTTCCCGGTGCTTCAATAAGAATATATTTTTCGCAGAAATATTCAAAATCGGCGCGGCATTTTAGGTATTCGGTGATGTGTTGTTGAGCAATATTTTTAATTTTTGATGCTGGTGCCGCTTGTATTAGCATAATCCACCTCTATTAATTTGTTCCCTAAATCTTTTTATTTGTTCGGATTAGATTTATGTTAGCAACACAAGACCAATCACCACGCCTTCCGAAATTTAAAACTGAACTCCACAATATATATTTACCTCCCAGAGAGGCGTATTCTATGGTTTGTGGTTTAAATTTAACGGCTTCACCAACATTTATTAAATTGAGAACTGGCAAGTCTTTTTCTAATTGTATTGAAATCGTTGAAAGATCAGCCATCGTTCTTCCAAATCTTGAATTAAACAATGTTGCGCTATCTTCATATCCAGTATCTTCGTTGTAGAATTTTATACGTGTAACAGCGTCTATATCGATATCAATCGTCTTATTTTGAAATGTTAATGAGTAATCTTGAGCTACAGTTTTTAAATCTTGCTGAACTATTGCAGCTAGTTGGTCTTTGGGTTTTACGATATGATAAAGCGTTGACGCAAGCGCCGCGAATTTTGCATTCGCTGAATAATCGGTGAAGATTCTTTGGTATGTATAGAAGGTTTTTCCGTCTTGGGATTCTTCTATAATATCCAACGTTTTTTTCTCGCCCTTATCGCCAAATTGATATATTGTAAATGTCTGATTTTTTGTTAATTTTTTAGTCAAGTTTTTTATCTGAATCACATTATCGTGTTGGCAAAAAACGCCCGGCGTTCCCTCAAACAACCCAAATCTTTGATCTAAGTAACCATCAAAGGTCATTGTTCCTCGCCTATTACATTCTTTTATAGCATTGTATAAAGTTATGGGGGGAACACACACTTGATCTATTACCTCATTGTTTCTTCCATCGCTGTCGAATTCAAGTTTTGGGCCACTTCCAATTTGGTTAACAAGATCGCTTATTACATCATTCAATGTTTTTCCTATATAAACACCATTAACGATACTTGTCATTGTTTTGAAAGGTTGTCTTGTGATAGTTGTAACCCTGACGGCTGTTCTCTCATTCATTACTCCTTCAGATAAAGTCGATCTCTCAGTTATATTAAATTCTGACTTTAGATACATTAATTCGAATTCAAGTTGGTCACTTGGGTTGTTTGCATTACCATACGATAAAAGTCTCACGAAAAGCTTTATTGGTTCTTTACCAAAAAAATCGTTGAGGAGTACATCGTTTGGATCAATTAACATGTCAAGTGTTACAACTTGATATGCGGTAGAAAGTGAAGATTGAATAGAAACGCCTGTGATATCTTCAGTATAATCTAAATCCTTTATTTTCACCTGTAGATCGAATGATCTAGTCGGAGAATAGTGTCTATCCTTTTCTGGCATGGCATCGATCTCCTTTGAAATTTGTTCTCATTTTTTGTCCAAAAAAATGAGGGCGACCATAAAGCCGCCCTCGGACCAGGAGGATAATGTGGAATAAGCCGTCCTATGTCTTATTCGCTACGAGAGAGTTCCCTCATAACGCGTTCTATTCTTGGTGGAATGACCAAAACACTTTCTGCGGCGCTTTCAAGAAGAGCCTTTGCATTAATATTGGGTTCTAAACTACTGTATCGAACAATGGCAAGAAATACGTGCCACGCACTTGGAAGTTGTTGTTCTTTTGGTTTTATTTCAGAAAGAATGGCTGCAATGCGATCTCTTCTTTTTTTACCAATACTCTCTATAACATCGAGTGTCGCAAACACCTGTTCTTCAGTTAATATTGTGCTGAAACTTGCATTGATTATATCAACGATACTTCCTTGAAATATTTCGTGGTAGTCTTCTATTGCAGCCGTCACGGTTGTACTCGCACCTGCAACATGAATCTGTTTGACTTTACCAAGTTCAAATGCAAATCTATAAGTGTTTCCATTCTGAGGCATTTCCAAACCGAATTGAAGGGTCTGGGCAAGCATACCATCATAGCTGTTTCCAACTACAATAATCGGCAATACGTCTCCAAATTCGTGTTTGACAGAATTGCTTATAACGATTTCATGTCTCATTTGGGAAAGAAACCCTGACAATAATGTACTCTCTCTCAAAATTGGCATACCGACATCTCTTACAGACTGTCTAATATGTTCATTCAGAACTTCATTTCCGATGAATCGATATACTCTTGAGACAATACCGGCATACCTATAAGTCTGATTTTCGCCGGGGGGTTTTGTAAATAGCGCAACATGTGGTATTTCATAACCGTCTGTTTCTGGAAATTTTGGACCGTCTGGGTCCTCGGCATTTGTTTGTGCTGTATGAAGTGTCCTGTACAACACGCACGATAGTCTATCACAATATTCGTATGTTCCATATGGGCCGGGTATCAAGCCCATTTGGGTTGCTCGTTCACCAAATGTTATCATAAATAACCTACCTTGTGGTGATTCAAAAGAATTTGTTTCACAGCCTGTTTGATCTCATCCTCAAACGCTACACGAAACATTTTCAAATGCGCACCAAAGAGTTTCTTGGCTAAAAGTTTAGCCGTTATATCAATAAATTCTGCCGCAGTTAAATCATTTGTGATAGGAGTAGTAACTCTGATATGATCATATCTTGATTTTAAAATGTCTATTCGAGGTGTTGGTTTATCTATATAAGTCATCTTCATTTCTGCTTGGAGAGACTATGAATATTTTTGAACCCGAAATCGGTAGGGTATTCTACAAACCAGAACCAGATATAGGTGGTTCTAGTTTCACTGTTAGACACCCCACACTTCGTGAAACTCTCTTTAGAGCAGACTTGATGATGACTTATATAGATAAACGCTACACGAAACATTTTCAAATGCGCACCAAAGAGTTTCTTGGCTAAAAGTTTAGCCGTTATATCAATAAATTCTGCCGCAGTTAAATCATTTGTGATAGTAGTAGTAACTCTGATATGATCATATCTTGATTTTAAAATGTCTATTCGAGGTGTTGGTTTATCTATATAAGTCATCATC